TGCTGGGTCGAGTTCGGCGTCGCTCTCGGGCTCGGCTGGAGCGCGGACGGTCCCGGCGGACCTGCTCGGGTCGTCGCGAGCGGGGAGAAGCTCGGCGGGATCTTCCTGCGCCTCGCCGACTACCGCTTCCCCGACGACGAGCAGGCGCTCGCCTGGATCGTCGGTCAGACGAAGCTCTGGCGCGTGAAGTCGTGACCGCCGCCGCCCCTCCCGCTCCGACGCAAGCCGACTACGAGCGTGCCCGAGATGCCGCGCGGGAACTCCTGACCGCTTACGGCATCCTGATCGACCCGGTCCCGAACTGGCAGCCCTACGCCTTTCACCGCCGCGTCCTCGAAGCGCTCGAATGGGTCGAGCGGACTCCCGACGCGCGCCTGATCATCGAGGGACCGCCGCGCGTCGGGAAGACGGTCGGCACGGGCTGGCTCCTCCCGACCTGGTTCCTCGGGCGTCATCCCGAGCAGGAGGTCATCGCGGCGACCTACGCGACGAGCCGCGCCGAGGATATCGGGCGGCGCGTTCGGCAGATCATGGGCTCGGGAAAGTACCGCGTGATCTTCCCCGAGGCGCGACCGCTTGAGCAGTATCGAGCAGCGACGCGGATCGATCTCGCGGCGGGCGGTGCCTATCGCGGCGTCAGCTTCGACGGGACGATCACCGGACTAGGCGGCGATCTGATCCTGATCGACGACGCGGTCAAGGGACTGGAGCAGGCGCGCTCGGCGCTCTGGCAGTCGCACCTTCGCGAGACCTACCAGTTCGTCCTTCGCCCGCGCGTCAAGCCCGGCGGGAAGATCGTCGTCTCGATGCACCGCTGGGCGCGCGACGACTTCGTCGGCTGGCTCCGCGCGCAGGGCGAAGACGACTGGCGCGTGCTCTCCTGCCCGATGCTCGACGCCGCCGACGCCCCGCTCGTGCCCGAGATGTTCGACCGCGCAGCCTGCGAGCGCATCCGGCACGACGTCGGCGAGCGGGCTTGGCGTTCGCTCTACCAGCAAGATCCCGCGCCCGACGACGTCGCGGTCTTCCAGCGCTCCTGGTGGAAGTTTCACGGCGGCGAGCGCGACGAGCCGACGCCGCGCGACTTCGACCGGCTGATCCTGTTCTGGGATACGAAGCTCAAGGACACCGTGACGTCTGGCTCCTTCGTCTGCGGTCAGGCATGGGGTCGCCTCGGCGCGCGCTTCTATCTGCTCGCGCGGCTTCGCGGTCGCTGGGGCTTCGCCGAGACCTTGCGTCAGATCCAAGCGCTCGCCGCCCGCTTCCCCGAGGCGACCGAGATCGGCGTCGAGGATGCAGCCGCAGGACCGGCGGCGATCGAAGTCCTGCGCCGCAAGTTCCCGAACGTCGTCCCCGTCCCGGCTCGGGGCTCGAAGATCGCTCGGGCCGAAGCGATCGCTCCCGTCGTCGAGGCGGGCTCCTGCTACCTACCGCGCGAGCCCTGGACCGACGAGTTCGTCGAGGAGCTAGCGAGCTTCCCCGGCGGCGCTCACGACGATCAGGTCGACGCAGCGGTCCACGCTCTCGCGCGCCTCTCGCGGACCGAGGACTCGATCGACGACCTCGTCGCGCCGATGATCGACCTAACACAAGAGTCCTGGTCGATGCGGTGACGCGGCGGGGCGGCGTGGTATAAGCGGGTCGATGGCCGATCCGGTCGCTCCGCCGACGCCGCCCGTGACCTCGCCCGCCGGAGATCCCGTCTCCGAGATCGGCGCGACCGGGCTCGAAGTCTACAGCGGGCAGATCCGCGAGGAGTTCCTCCCCGAGCTATCGGGCACGAAAGCAGTCCGCGTCTATCGCGAGATGTCCTCCAACGACGCGATGGTCGGCGCGATCCTGTTCGCGATCCGAATGCTGATCAGATCGGTTGCCTGGCGCGTCGAGGCGGGCGGGAAGGAAGCGCTCGACGAGCAGGCGGCGGAGTTCCTGCGCTCGTGCCAGGGCGACATGCAGCATACGTGGGACGAGTTCGTCGACGAGGCGCTCTCGATGCTCCCCTACGGCTACGCGCTGCACGAGCCCGTCTATCGCCGCCGCCTCGGACCGGAAGCCGCGAGCCCCGAGAATCGCTCGCAGTTCGACGACGGGCGCATCGGCTGGCGCAAGATCCCGATCCGCGCGCAGTCGACGATCACGGATTGGGATATCGACCCGGCGACCGGGACGCTGCGCGGTGCCTGGCAGTCGCCGCCGCCGCTCTTCGATCGTCGCTACCTTCCGATCGATCGGCTCCTGCACTTCCGCGTCTCGTCGCACAAGGAAAATCCTGAAGGAAGATCGGCCCTTCGATCTTCGTATCGAGCGTGGTTCTTCAAGAAGCACACGGAGAACATCGAGGGGATCGGGCTGGAGCGCGATCTCGTCGGCGTCCCCGTCGCGGGCGTCCCCGCTCGGCTCCTGCGTCCCAGCGCGACGGCAGAGGAGAAAGCGATCCTCGAAACGATCAAGCGCATGGTCACGCAGATCCGCAACAACGAACAGGCGGGCGTCGTGCTCCCGCTCGAATACGACGACAAGGGGAACAAGCGCTTCACGCTGGAGCTTCTGTCGGTCGCGTCGCGGCGGATCTTCGACACGGGCGCGATCATCGGTCGCTGGAATCGCGACATCGCCATGTCGGTCATGGCCGACTTCATTCTGCTCGGTCACGAGAAGGTCGGGAGCTTCGCGCTAGCCGACTCGAAGACCGATCTCTTCGCGATCGCGATCGGTGCCTGGCTCGACTCGATCATCGAGACGCTCAACCGCTCGGCGGTGACTGCGCTCTTCCGGCTCAACCCCGAATTCGCAGGGGCGGCGCTCCCGAAGTTTGCTCGCGACGACATCGAGACGCCCGACCTCGGCGCGCTCGGCTCGTACCTGACCGCGCTCGCGGGAGCGGGCGTCCCGCTCTTCCCCGACAAGGAACTCGAAGCGTATCTCCGCCGCGCCGGAGGGATGCCCGAGGCGACGCCGCAGGAGGAAGGGACCGAGCCCGAGGATCAGGAGGGGCGCGCGTTCGTCGCCTACCAGTTGGAGTCGGGACTCGTCACGATCAACGAGGCGCGCGCTCGCGACGGGCTCCCGGCGATCCCCGACGGCGACATGACGCTCCCCGCTTTCCGCGCCGCGCATCCCGACTGGGTCTGGGCTGGGCAAGCTCCGGTCGCCGCGTCCGCTGCGGTACGGAAGGCGTTCGTCTGGCAGAGTCGCGGCTCGAAGCGGTAGGACGCCCGTGGCATCGAAGATCCGAAGCGCCGCCGCGATCGAGCAGCAACGGGCGACGGAGGCGGCGAGCGACCGCGCAGCGAAGCCCGCAGCGAAGGAGATCGTCGCGGCGCTCCGAGCCCTGCGCGACTCGCTGAGCCTCGCCGACGTCACGCGCGCTCTCGCAGCCGACGAGGAGATCACCGTCGTCGAGAAGGCGGCGGTCGGGATCTCGACCGACTCGATCCGAACGGCGAGCGGGCGGCTTCTCTTCACCGGGATCTCGACCGGCCGAAGAGCGCAGGCGCGCGTCGTCCCGAAGCAGATCGAGCGCGAGGCGGCGAAGGCTGCGGCTCGGGCCGGAGCAACGGAGCGCGGCGCGACGTGGGCATCGAAGCGGAGCGCCGAACTCGTGACCGCCGTCACCGACTCGGTCCGCGCATCGATCCGCCTCGTCGTCGCCGACGGCGTCGCGCGAGGGGCGCACTCCTCGACGATCGCGAAGGAGATCCGCGACGTCGTCGGGCTCGACGAGCGCCGGGCGACTGCGCTCCAGAACTTCCGCGCCCGACAAACCGAGCTGGGGTTCCCGCCCGCCGAGGTCGCGTCGCGCGCCAGTGCCTACGCCGAGCGGCTCCTGACCGAGCGCGCGGAACTGATCGCGCGGACCGAGACCTTCCGATCGGTGAACGAGGGACGCGCCGACCTCTGGCGCGAACTGGAGGAGCAGAACGTCGTCGAGCCCGGCACAGTCACAAAGACCTGGATCACAAGCCGCGACGAGCGCGTCGACGAGGACTGCGAGGATCTCGACGGCGAGACCGTGCTCGTCGACGAGGACTTCTCCGACGGCTCCTTCGCGCCGCCCGATCCCCATCCCGGCTGTCGGTGCTCGCTCCTCTACGAGATCCCGTGATTGCGCGTGGTACAGTCCCGACCGTGAAGGCGAGCGCCTACCTCGTCGCGCGCTGCGCGAACGGTCACGAAACGGGGATGCTTGTCGAGCGCAACGCGCCGATCGATCCCGAATACGCCGCGCTCCTCCGCGCACTGATCGAAAGGGCGAGCGAGGTCGAGGGCGGCTGCGGGATCGTGAGCGAGGGCGCGCGCAGCGGCGCTGCGGTCAGCGTCGAGGTCGAGTCGTGACCGCCGTGATCGTCGCCGCCGGTCCGGTCGCGAAAGCCGAGGAGGATCCGCGCCTCGACCCGGCGAGAGCGGGAACGCACTCGCACAAGCTCGATCGCGCGAACGCGACGACGCAGCGGGACGGCGCGCACCGCCACGTCTACGTGCTGCCCGACGGCGGGGAACTCTGGACCGAACTCGACGGGGAACACGAGCACCCGCTCTCCGACGAGACCGCCGACTACGTGAGCGTCTCCGGCGCGCACGGGCACCGCGTCGTACTGCCCGACGGGACCGCGCTCCTGACGAGCGAGGACGGAGAGCACGCGCACGATCTCGACGGCGACTCGACCGCGCTCGACGGCGAGCACGCGCACGCGCTGACGCTCCCCGACGGCGCGCGGCTCGATAGCTTCGGCTGGTCGGCGAGCGACGAGGTCGCGATCGAGAAGCGCGAGCCGACCGAAGTGCAGAGCTTGATCTTCGACAAGGCGAAATACACGCGCGAGCAAGTTGTCGCCTGGGTCGAGTCGCACGGCTTCGAGCACACGAAGCTCGACGAGACCGAGCAGAGCTACCGCGTCCGCCAGCGCGAGCCCGGCGACTTCGAGTTGGGCGGCTTTCGGACGATCGATCTCCGCACGGGGATCGCTGCGGTGATCGGGCAGCTTCGAGCGAGCCGCCTCGCGAAGTCGCGCGGGCGCTCGTCGAGCTACCTCGAAGCGGTGCTCGCGGCGGCGAAGGCGCATCTCCCCGACTGGCTCTGGAAGCAGCTACACGCCGCAGCGCTACCGTCCGCAGGCGGGCGGGCGCGCTGGCGCGTCGACGGTCCGAGCGCGCTGGAGCGTATGTCGCTCGCGCAGATCGAGGGGCGCGTCGGCGACATGACCGACGACGACCTGCTCTCGGTCTGGTCGCGGCTTCATCAGCTTTACGCCGACGCCAAGCGGCGGAAGGAGTCCGACTCGGGCTTCGTTGCAGCGGCGACCGCAGTCCGAGCGGAGCTACAGCGTCGCGGGCGGAAGATCGGGAAGACGAAACTCGCGGCGCTCGCGAACTCGGAGACGCCGAAGATCGCGCTCCAGCGCTCGGCGAGCGATGCCGCTCCCGGCACGCTCCGACCGCTGCGCTGCTTCGACGACGAGAAGCGGCTCCTCTACGCGGTCGCTATGGAGCCCGACGTCGACGACTCGCACGGCGAGCGGACGACGCGGGACGAGATCGAGGCGGGCGCGCACGCCTTCCTGCGCTCTGGCGTCGTGGGGCTAGAGCACGCGGAGAAGGCGGACGCCGAGATCGTCGAAAGCTGGATCGCGCCCGTCGATCTTGAGATCAACGGGGAGAAGGTCCGCGCCGGATCGTGGGTCGTCGTGATCAAGGTTCACGACGCGGCGCTCTGGGAAGCGGTGAAGCGCGGCGATATCGGCGGCGTCTCGGTCGGCGGCTGGGCTGCGAGGCGGAGCGCATGACCGAGGGGAGCTACACGACGGGCAAGGCGGCGAAGGCGGCGGGGATCTCGCACTCGATGCTCTCCTGGCTCGTCGCGAAAGGGCTCGCCGCGCCGTCGGTGCGCGCCCCTCGGAAGGCCGGATCCGCTGCGCTCTGGAGCGAGGACGACGTCGCCGGGCTGCGGCTGATGGTCCGCGCTCGGAAGGCGGCGCGGAGCTTCACGAGGGTAGAGGCGCTCCCGCCGATCCGACTTCGGCAGCTTGTCGGGAACGGGAAAGCGGTCGTCCTCGGAGAGCGCGGACTCTCGACCGCAGCGCTCGGGATGACGCTCGCGCAGCTACTTCGCGCGACCGGCGGCGGGCCGATCGTCGTCGTGCCTGGCCCGCATCGCTAGACCTCACGGCGGACTTGCGACGTTGACGACGATTCCAGCGCTGGCGCACGCTTCCTGAAAGTGAAGCCGTGCCGACGGAACTTTCGGACCTGCGAGTCGTCGAGATCAGTCTCGTCAAGCGACCCGCGAATCGCCGTCCGCTGCTACTCCTGAAGAGCGAGGAAACGATGCCCGAACCGATCAAGCTCGAAGTCCCCGAGGGTATGCTCCCGGTGATCAAGTCGGCGCTCGAAGCCGGGAAGGGCGAGGACGAGACGCTCGCCGAATTGCTGAAGGCGGGGCTCTCGGACGACGAGCAGAACAAGGCGCGTATGGCGCTGCGGCTGCTCGACGGTCTGAAGGGGAAGATCCCCGAGGCGACCATGAAGGCGCTCGCGAAGGCGGCGGGACACACACAAGTCGAGACGAAGGAGACGCCCGTGACGAAGACGAAGCTGATCAAGTCCGAGGACGGTCGCGAGTTCACGGTCGCCGAGGAAGCCGCGCCGGTCGTCGAGGCGCTCCTGAAGTCCGAGGGCGATCTGCGGAAGAGCCTCGGCGATGCGACGAAGAAGCTTGACGCCGAGATCGGCGAGCGGAAGCAGCGCGACGCGCTGGCGAAGGCGGCTAAGGACTTCCCGCATCTCGACCCGACGAAGACCGCCGGTCTGCTCCTGAAGGCGGAGACCGTGTCTCCCGAGTTCGTCGCAGATCTCGACCTCACGCTGAAGCAGGCGGAAGCGCTCGCGGCATCGGGAGCCCTGAAGGAGATCGGCTCCGGCGCGGGCGGCGGCTCGGGCGGCGACACCTGGTCGAAGATCGACGCGGGCGGGCGCGACCTCGTCCAGAAGTCGGGCGGGAAGATGTCCGCGCAGCAAGGCGTGACCGCCTTCCTCGGGACGCCCGAGGGCGCGGCGCTTCATCGCGCCTACAACGACGAGCGACGCGGCGCGCACTGACGCGCCGAGACGGATCACACCAGAGCGAACGACCCATCGACTGACCGAAGAGGAGAGCGCGCACCATGGCATACGAGATCCCCGGATTCGTGATCGGCACGGAAGTTACCGCAGCCGATCTTTCGGCGGGCCAGTTCCGAGCGGTGAAGTTCACCGCGACCGGCTGGGACTTCGCGGGCGCAGGCGAGCAGGCGGTCGGGATCCTTCAGGACAAGCCCGCGTCGGGCAAGGTCGCCGAGGTCGTGGCCGACGGCATCTCGAAGGTCGTCGCGGGCGCGGCATTCGCCAAGGGTGCCAAGCTGATGACGAACGCGACGGGGAAGCTGATCACCGCGACCGCGACGAATCATATCGTCGCGCAGGCGCTCGCCGCAGCGGGAGCCGCCGACGAACTCGTCTCGGCGGTCATCGGATACAAGGGAGTCGCGGCGTAGCGCCGCGCGCCTTCGCACACCGCAGATTCCAGAGAACACACAGATTCAGGACGAACAGACGAGGAGCTAGACGATGCCGCAGCCGACCCTATCCGACGTGCATGTCGACCGACCGCTGACGAACATCTCGATCGCGTTCATGCAGGACGCGATGGGGTACGTCGCGGACAAGATCTTCCCGGTCGTCCCCGTCTCGAAGCAGAGCGACAAATACTTCACCTACGATCGGCGCGACTGGAAGCGCGTCGAGGTGAAGGAGCGCGCTCCGGCGAGCGAGTCGGCGGGCTCCGGCTTCCGCGTCGATTCGACCGCGAGCTACTCGGCTCGCGTCCGAGCGGTGCACAAGGACGTCGACGAGCAGATCCGCATGAACTCGGACGACCCGATCAATGCGGATCGCGACGCGACGCAATGGGTGACGGCGCAGCTTCTCCTCGATCGCGAAGTGCAGTGGGCATCGCGCTTCTTCACGAGCGGCGTCTGGGGGACGGACTTCACTCCCGGCACGCTCTGGAACGTCTCGACCTCGACGCCGATCGAGGACGTCGCAACGGGCGTGATCACGCTCGCGTCGGCGACGGGCTACCGCCCGAACGTGTTCGTCATGTCGCCGCGCGTCTGGCGCGCGCTGAAGAACCACCCCGACATCCTCGACCGGATCAAGTACACCGAGAAGGGGATCGTCACGACGGATCTCCTCGCGGCGCTCTTCGACGTCGAGAAGGTGCTCGTCGCTTGGGGAGTGCAGGACTCGTCGGCAGAAGGCGCGGCGGCGGAGCTTTCCGACTTCGTGATGGGGAAGCACGCGCTCCTCGCCTACGCGAATCCGAGCCCCGGCATCCTCCAGCCGTCGGCCGGATACATCTTCGGCTGGACCGGGCTGCTCGGCGCGGGAGCCTACGCGGGTCCGCGCATCAGCCGGATCCCCGTGCCGCTCACGAAGAGCGACCGCATCGAGGGAGAGATGGCCTACGATCAGAAGGTCGTCGCGGCGAGCCTCGGATACTTTTTCGCGAACACCGTCGCCTGATAGGAGCCGATGGCGTTCGTCGCGCTCAAGAACTTCCGGCACTTCGGCGTGCTCTACAGCGTCGGGGAGCCGCTGCCGAAGCGCGCGCGGAACTGGCACGACCTGCGCAAGCTTCAGCGGCAGGGCTTCGTCTCGCTTCAGGACCGCGAGGAGGCGGCGACGCCTGCTCCGCTTCCGGTCGCTGCGCCGCGCGCTGCGGCTCCCGAGCCCGCTCCCGAGCCGGAGCAGGTCGAGGACGAGGAGCCGACCGAGGAGCCCGAGGGCGGCGACGACGATACGGCTCCGAGCGCGCCGCGACGCACGCGGCGAAAGCGGGCGGCGTAGCGCCGCGACGAGGCGCTGATGCCGCTCACCGACATACAGATCGTCCGCCTCAACATCGGGGACAAGGAACCCGACGCGGCGAACCAGCACTTCACCGACGCCGAGATTCAGCATTTCATCGACACGGCGGCGGGCGACCTCGACACCGCCAGTGGCGACGCTGCGGTCCGACTCGCGCTCTACTTCGGGACGAAGGCGGACCAGACGACCGGGCGCGTCTCGACGAGCTTCTCGGATCGAGCCTCGACCTATTGGGAGATCGCGCAGCAATTCGGGACGAGCGCGCAGCCGGGCGAGCTTGCGCCGGTCTACGTCGGCGGGCTCTCGCGGTCCGAGATCGACTCGTCGCGCGAGGACACGGACCTCGTCCAGCCCGCTTTCACTCGCGACTTGAACGAAGATCCCGCCGCGACGACCGATCCGCTGACGGAGGTCGTCCCGTGAGCGTGAAGAGCGTCAAGGTCACGGACCGCGATCACGGCTTCCGCCGCCTCCAGAAGATGCTGAAGAAGGCGACGAAGAGCGCGGACGTGCGCGTCGGCTGGTTTCAAAAGGCGCAGCACCCGAGCGGGATCTCGACCGCGTCGATCGCAACGATTCACGAATACGGAGCGCCGCGAGCGAACATCCCCAAGCGGCCGATGCTGCGGCCGACCGTGGACAGGAATCGCGAGGAATACAAAGCGGCGTACCGCGAGGCGTGGGGCAAAGCGATCGACGGCGTCGAGCGGATCGAGCGCGGGCTTCTGCGGTTCGGGCACCGTATCCGAAACGACGTGATCGAGATGATCGTCTTCGGAGACTTCGAGGAACTGAAGGCGGCGACGATCGCGCGCAAGGGAAGCTCGAAGCCGCTACAGGACACGGGCACCATGCGAGATCAGATCGAGGTTCGCGTCGTATGATTCCGCATCCACGAGAGCACTTCGCGACCTTCACGCGGCGGCGCAACGCGGCGGGCGGGAGCTACCCCGGCGGTCGCTGGAGCGGCGTCGGGACGAGCGACGAGGACATTCTCGCGAGCGTCCAGCCCGTGAGCGGGCGGGATCTCCTGCGCTTGCCCGAGGGGCTGCGGACGCGGGACACGCTCGCGATCATCACGGACGACGACCTGCGGACGGCGAACGAGACCTCGGGCGTCGAGGCGGACCGCCTCGTCGTGAACGGCGAGGAGTGGGAGGTCGTCGCCGTCGACGACTGGACGACGGTCCCGCAGCTTGGGCACCGCGACTGTCTCGCGCAGCGAGCCGACCGGGCGGGGCTTCCGTGAGGGTCGCCACCGCAAGCCAGAGGACTGTGGTAGAAGGAGCCTAGACCATGCCGCTCGAAGACGTCGTCAACGTATCGATCACGCGCGAGACCTCGGCGGTCGAGCGCGCCGGATTCGGCGTGCTCCTGCACCTGTCGATGCACCGCGCCTGGGAAGACCGGATCCGCTTCTACACGCGGGCGTCGGACGTGCTCGCCGACGGCTTCGCGGACACGGAGCCGGGCTACCAGGCGGCGCTCCGCTACTTCTCGCAGGATCCGAAGCCGACGCGGCTCGCGCTCGGACGGCTCGCGACTGCGGATACCGTCACCGTGATCGTCGACACCGTCGCGAACGTGACGAAGTACACCGTCTTTATCGACGGCGTCGGCTTCGACTTCACGAGCGACGCGACCGCGACGACGACCGAGATCGAGGCGGGGCTGACCTCGATCATCAACTCGGGCTATGCGGTGACGGCGGTCAGCATCGCCAACGACACTTTCACGATCGCGGGAAACCACGTTTCGAGTCTCCCCGCCGGGAAGCAGTTCCGCATTACGGGCTCGACCGGCAACGACGGGACTTACACGATCGTCAGCGCGACGCTCGCCTCGGGATCGACGGTGATCGCGGTCGCCGAGGACGTCACGAACGCGGTCGCCGACGGCTTCGTCGAGAGCCTGACCGACGTCACCGCGACGAACACGGGACCGAGCGACGGCTTCATCACGATCGCTCCGGTCGTCCCCTCGACCTTCTTCGCGTGCAAGGTCGGCGCGAACCTGCACGTCGAGTACATCCTCGACGGGACGCTCGCGCAGAACCTCGCCGATATCGAATTCGTCGATGCGACCTGGTACGGGCTCGCGCTCGCGCGCCAGTACGGGGCGACCAACAAGGACCGCCAGCGCGACCTGGCCGACGAGACCGAGGCGCGGCGGAAGCTCTGCATCATCGGGAGCGACGACGAGGATATCGTCGACGACTCGGTCTCGGTCGACGACCCAGATACCGGGACGATCGCCCGCCAAGTCCAGGCGGCGAGCTACGCGAGGACGGCCGTGCTGTTCTCGCGCGAGGCGACGGGCGACCTCGCCGACACCTTCCCCGAGGTCGGCTGGTTCGGCGCGCGCTTCACCAGCGATCCCGGTCAAGAGACCTGGAAGTTCGCGAGCCTCGCAGGAGTGATCGCCGACACCTTGACCGCAACGGAGCGGACGAACGCGCTCGCGAAGAA